TCTTTTCTCTGATTTTTTTACACCAATAATATTATTGTTTGGTGTTAATATCGATGACTGTTCCTTCATTATGCTCCTTATCGTTTAGCAGGTTAGAGATTTCCTGACGCACTGATTCCAGTGCATTGATTTGTCCTATTATATACTTGTAATTTTCCATATTGTCAATACCGCCAGAAGTGACTGATATAGACAATTGTTCTATTCTAGAATCTAGGAATCTTAGGGTTTTATTTATTACTGTTTCTAATTGCATTTAACATTTCCATCTTCTCCGTGCCTGTCTTATTCGAGAATTAGGATCGTTACGTGTTTTTGCAGATGATCGTTTGAGTTGGCCTGCACTTCTTGCACAGTACGACTTACGTCGATTTGCAGCTTTTGATCCTGGCTTCACTTTTCCAGTTACGGCTGTTTTTAATTTACTTCCAGGGTTTGCAGCCCTGTAAGCTCTTACACCTTTAGCTGTCATTCCAGCTCCAGATTTTGTTGGTCTATAATTAGCGTTCTTACCTTTAGTAGTTTTTCTAATCATTAAATTTTTTGCATATTTGGATTAGTTGAGAACATATTTTTTTTTGCTCTAGGTCTAGCATTAGAATCTTTACTTCTTTTTCTAAGTTGAGCAATAGCAGATTCTTTTAACTGCTTTTGTTTTTTTAATTTTTCTAAATCTCTAGTTAAGTTCATTATACTAATCCTCCAAATGACATTTTCTTTCTTTTAGTAAATGTTGAAACGTTTGTTGGTTTGCCGCCTGGATTACCTGCTGCTCTTTTTCTGCTGACAGCACTCGCCTTTTGTGAGCTTGTCATCCGTGTGGCTTTTGCAAGTGGGACGCATTTCGGATATTTCCTTTTCGAGCCTTTGCTTCTCCCGCAAGGTTGATACTTGCCGTTCTTCTTCGGTGCTCCAATGTCTACCCATTTCTCTGATACCCATTTTCTTAATCCCATTATGAGTTCTTTCCGTAAGCTCTCCCTTTTCCTTTTGAAGCAAGCTTACACATACCACCTGATTTTAACATAACTCTATCAGGCATCATTCTTCCACCACCCATCATTTTTTTTCTTTTCTTTCCACCAGGTGTTACTTTACCTGAACATACTCCTGATGCATACATATTAGCGTAGGCCGATGGATACACTTTAAATTTTCTTTTAGCTGCGGCTTTTCCTTTTGCACAAAGTTTAGCCATTATGCACCTATAAATTTTTTAATTTTTTTAGAAGTTTTGCCAGATAGTTCAGGCATTATTTTATTTGGTTTTTCACCTTTTAAAAGTGTTGAGAATTTTTTACCTTTATGTGTGAATTCTTTTTTACCAGATTTTCTAGCAAGTTTAAAAGCTGCACCTTTATCAGAAAGTTGTTTACTAGTATCTCCAACACCAGATCTTTCTCTGTTGGACATTCTTTTCTTAGCTGCTTTAACTTCTACCGCTGTCTTTGTATTATATTCTAATTTACCTTTAGTCTTATCATCTCTAGTAGATTTAAAAGTTTTCTTTCCAGATTTTTTTGCTTTATCAAATTGTTCACCAAAAGTTGGTACAATTTTTTTTCTAATTTTTCCAAAGAAAGATTTTACTTTACCAGGTTTCTTTACGCCGCCACCTCTTTTGTATCCTTTAGGTGTAACTTGATTATTGTATAAATTATTTGCCATGGACTTTTCCTCCTTTTTTCATAAATCCCATTTTGTTTCTAACTTCAGTAGGTAATTTTTTTAAACCTTTGTTTCCAGCAGGGACTGATTTTAATGAACCACCGCCCATTTTTCTAATTCTTCCACCCATTGCTTTTTTATTTTTTCTTTTTTCTTCTTGTTTTTTATCAAACTTGTCTGCAAATTTAATAATTTTTTCTTGTATCTTACCTCTACCAAGAAGACTTTCAGTGGCTCTTCTATTTACATCAACTTTGTGTGGGCCATATTTATATTTTCCACCTCCACCTACTTTAAATTTTTTAGCTGCTTCATTTATTTCTTTTTTTCTAGCATCTTGTTTTTTGTTTCTCTCCCTAGCTTTTTTAGCACTTTCTAAAAGATCTTTTTGATTATAGGGTTTATACGTTGTTTTTGTTTCGCCACCTTTTTTATACATAGGTCTTTGCATCATTCCGCCACCCATTTTTTTAATTCTTCCACCTGTTGCCATATTATTTTTAAGAACTTCAATTCTTCTATTCATAGCTTTTTCTGCTAATCCTTTTTTACTTCCTTTATCACCGTAAAATTCTATAGCACTTTCTGGGTTTCTATAATTTACTTTTCCAGTTCTAAAAACACGATCAGTTCTCATTGGATTATTTGAATTTGCAGATTCTTTAAGTGAAGAATATATAGCTTTTGTTTTATTAATTTTATCAATAGCTGTTTTCTTTTTATCCCTTGCACCTGCACCCATTTTTCTTTGTTGTTTTGACGGTGATCTAGCTGCTTTTGGTCCAGCTTTTTTAGTTGGTGAAACTTTTCCACCAGCTTTGTAGCCTTTAGGTGTCACCTGCATATTGAATCTGTTATTTGCCATTTTTATTTCCTCCGTTTTTAAAAATCTGTGTTCCCTTTATACCATAGATGCTCGCAACTACAAGGATCCATAAATTTGTAAACCATTTTGGAAGCTCTGAGAACATATCAAAAAACAATTTTACCTTGTCCATTGCTGCTGGATCGTCCGATACTACTGCCCAGGCCAGAATTGCGATTGGCAAACTTAAAATTATCAAAACTGCCTCGTCCTTCCAGTCTGATTGTCTAGCCTCAAGGAGTTTTCCCTGGTAAGCTTCTTTACCTTCAGCCATACGAGATGCGTGCATAAGCTGTGCATCTGACATAGCTATTTTAGTCTTCTGCTTGTTAGCATAAATTTTACTACCAGCAGAGACGGCTAGTTTAATTGCCGATAACCACATAATTTAGTACCAAGTAGCAGTTTTCTTTTTATTAGATAACATTCTTTTAGTACCTCTAACTTTTTCCTTGTCTCCTGTAGGAATATAGTTGAAAGCACCATCAGCTGTAGTCTTAGATCTTGGATCTACTTCTACATTCTGACTTGGAACTGCCATCTGTTTTGTTTTTTTATAGTTCATCATAATATTTACCTTTTGTTAAACTAATATACCATTAATTTTCGTCAATAACAGACATTTGTTGTACACCAGATTTAGCAAGTGAGACTCCAGCCCTTAATTTAGCTAAATCTTCGTTTTGTTCAAGCTTATCTTCGAAATTATCTTTAGATTGTAGCAATCTTGCTCTTGCAAGCTCTTGTTGTGCTTGATCATTTTCTTTTTTACGTTCATTTTCCATGGCTCTAAGGTCAACTTCTCTAGATTTTAATTTTAGTAGAGGGTCTGAATCAAATTGTGACGTAATTTTGTTTTCTTCCTTCATAAAATCTTCTGTCATCTCTGCAATTAGCACTGCTTTTCTAGCTTCAACCGTTTGCATTATCTGTTGTAGCATTTGTGCAGCTTGTGGGTTCGTTGGTGCCTGTTGTTGTAGCACTTGCATCTGTTGCATTTGCTCTCTAAACTCAATTTGTACTTGTTCTTGGGCCATAATTGAGATGTGCTCTAATATATTTTTTTGAATTGCAGCCATAACAACAGGATTGTTTCTAACCATGTTAGTTGACATAAAATTTAAGTGAGCTGTGATGTGTGCTCTGTGATCTTGACCAGGAAACGCTTGAAAAGGTTTCGCGTTTAACGCATTAATATGCTCGACACTTGGATCAATGGGTTGCACTTGAGCAGGAGGAGGTAATATTTGATTAACATCTTTTATTCCAATTGCTTCGTACATTTTTCTGTAGGCTGCGTACAAATTATGTATCTGTGGATTTGATTGAGCCAGTTGTAATTGTGTTTGTGCTAAACTAATTCTTTGTGCCTGAGAAAATATATTAGGATCTGCAACAGGAATGATATCGATTCTATCATCAAAATCTATTTGCTTAATTGTTCTAGCCCCTCCAACCACGTCGTATGGATATTCAGGTGGTAAGTATTGAGCAATAATAGTTCCTAAGAATTTAAATTCTTTTTTCATTGCAGCGTATAATCTTTTATGGATTGCAGACATAACTCGTGATCCACGTTCCAATAATGCAATAGTCGTTCCTACAGCTGCACCTTGATTTCCATCTCCAACTTGCATATCAGCAATAGCTGCAAATCTTTGACCTGCACCAACAACAATTCCCATTAATGATAATAATGTCTGAGAAGGTTCCTTGTAAGGTAGTGGAAAGAATGCATCACGTAAAGATCCACCTGGTGCATCAACATCTTTAAACTCACCTGGTTGAATAGGAGACGCTTCGTCTCTTACTCTAACTCCACGTTGCTTGAATCCAGCTGGCAGATTAGATAACGTTCCCGCATCTAGTAACTGCCTTAGAGCCGCGGTCGCCGTACGAGACAGTCCACCTATCATGTGGATTAGACCGAAACCATAAAAACCTAAACCTGGTAAAAATTTAAAATGTACAAAGTATTGTATCTTCTTTTTCTTAGCATCTTCTGGTGCATAATTTCTTTTAATAGATAAAATTTTTCTTGATGCTTCTTCAACGGTTACAATGTATGGAAGTTTAATTCCTGTTGGTTCACCTTCACCATCGATGTCTTCAAAACCTTCAAGGTCTAAGTTTACATGGCACTCTAAAACATTATAAACATCTTCTTGCTTACCTGTTTTTTTAGTTCCAGAAATTTCTCTTTCCTTCTTTGTTAGCTCATCATTGTTATCAATACCTGGTGGGCCAAGCTCAACATCAGAATAGAAACCGCTTACTTGTGATTTTCTTAAATCGTTTTCAGAAATTTTTAAAGAGTGGATGATTGATTCCGCTTCGTCTAATGAGGTAGCCGTGTACGGAGCAATCAAATCCTCAGCAGG